TATTAGACATGCTCAAGAAGCAGGCATTTTTTGTGTGCTAATTGATTCAGAAAATGCTCTTGACAAAGAATGGTTAGAAGCATTAGGTGTTAATACATCTGAAGAAAAACTACTAAAACTCAATATGGCAATGATCGACGACGTTGCTAAAACTATCAATGAGTTTATGAAAGAATTTAAGGCCATGGAGGAACGTCCTAAGGTCTTATTCGTTATTGATAGTCTTGGTATGTTGTTGACACCGACCGACGTTAACCAGTTTGAGGCAGGTGACTTGAAGGGTGATATGGGTCGTAAGCCTAAGGCACTGACTGCTTTGGTTCGCAATTGTGTAAATATGTTCGGTTCTTACAATGTAGGTTTGGTTGCAACAAATCACACTTATGCCAGTCAGGATATGTTTGATCCAGATGATAAAATTTCAGGTGGTCAAGGATTTATCTATGCATCAAGTATCGTAGTTGCCATGAAAAAACTCAAACTTAAAGAGGATGAGGATGGCAACAAGGTAAGTGATGTATTAGGTATTCGTTCTGCCTGTAAGGTAATGAAAACTCGTTATGCAAAGCCGTTTGAAAGCGTACAGGTAAAAATTCCTTACTCCACTGGTATGAGTCCGACCTCCGGATTGATTGACTTATTTGAGAAGTTGGGTGTATTATCTAAAGTAGGTAATAAACTTGCTTACACAAGTAAGAAAACTGGAGAAATTGTTGCAGAATTTCGTAAAAATTGGACAGAGGATAAACTTGTTCCAATTATGATGGAATGGGATGAAGAAGCTGTTCACAAACCAACTATTGAAGTGGCCGAATCAGAGGATGAATAATGGACGAAGAGCTTATTATTGAAATTTGGGAAACTTTTAAAGATCATATTCCAGAAAAAGGTCGGGCTATCGCGGCAGACCAATTTGTTGACTGGTTAGTTGACAAAGACACTGACACAGAGACACTAGAGGGATTAAAAGGTTATGATCCTCACTTAGATGACGCATTAGAATCTGTTTTGAATGATGAAGAAGGAGCAGATGACGATGAAGAAGAGGATTTTGACGATTGGAGTGATGAAGAAGAGGATTACTAATGAGATGGTATTCAAAAGTCAGCAAAGATATCGCCCATCTGCCTGACTGTATAGAATACTTCTACAGAGAGTTGGATCTAGCAAAGGCCGAAGCAAAAATTCACGGAAATGTGGAGAGGGCTTCGGCCTCTTTGCCTGGAATTGTAGAACATAGATTTAACCAACTTCAAGAAGTTGAAGCAATTCTTGAATATTTGAACATAGAATTGCGTAGAACTAAAAGCAAGGCCTTTAAAAAATATCTAGAAAATTATCAACGTGCTCTTTCTAGCAGAGATGTTGAAAAATACGTTGATGGTGAGGCAGATGTGGTTGATATGGAAAAAATTATCAACGAATTTGCCTTGTTGCGCAACCAATGGTTAGGAATTATCAAGGGCTTAGACATTAAACAATGGCAGTTAAGCAATATTATTAAGTTAAGAACAGCAGGGCTTGAAGACATTACACTTTAGATAACTAACATGTACATAGAAGACATTATTATTAAAACTGTAGCAGCAGGTGTCAAATTAAACAGATTTGATAAACATGTCTTTGAAAGTTTTACCGAGCAGATCTTTAAAGGTAATGCTTTCACAGCTAAACAGTCGGCTTTAGCACTTAAAATTTGTCAAAAATATCAATCTAAAATTAATCTGGTATTGAATATAGATATTTCATCTTCTTTAGAACATCCCTCCTTTAAATTAGGACAACGTGTAATAAATCATTCAAGGAAAATGACTATTTCCGAGAACGAGCAGGGAGAAAAATTTATAAAAGTTGAATTTCCATTTGACGAATTAATTTTAAAGAAAATTAGAGCAAAAAAAACTGATTTATTTGATGCAACTTGGGATGGAGACATAAAATCCTGGAAATTTAGTCTAGATGAGCAATCATTAAACTTCTTATACGAGCTTTATAAAGAGTTTAACTTTATTTGTGACGATGTTCTTCAAAGCTACATGGAGGAAATTCAAGTAATCAGGCATAATATAGAAAAATATATACCTTTAGTCTCACTACAAAATCAAAAAAGTAAAATTAAAAATTCTAAGGTAAAAATACCAGAAGAAATCGATAGTGATATTCTAAAAAGTTTATTCTTTGCAAGAAAGCACGGAATCTTAACATGGGATAATTGTATAGTCGAGGCTCTAGAAGCGCAGGATACTGATAAATCTATTTCTTGCTTCTTAAATAATGATCCGTTATTATCATTTAAATGGAATCGTGAAAAATATCAAGATTTTTCAGTTTTTAAAATTCTAAAATACCTTTTACCTGTGTTAATTATTATTCCACAAAACAAGGAATTACTACTTCTCCAAAAAACTATAAAAAATCTTAATGACATAGGAGTTAACAATGAAAATATCAGCGTTCTGTTTCGCTTACAAAGTGAGAAAGGTTCAGATTTCAACAATTTCGTAAAAGATCAACAACTTAATAATCCACTTAATGAAAAAACTCAAATTTGTTTCGTCAGCGGAAAAATTCCTAAGACAATTTTTTTGGCAAATATAAAATTTCACGGTGTGCTCAACTATAATAGTTGTAATGTTCATTACACTATCCAAGAATTTGTAAAAAATACAGAAAATGTTATAATGTTAAATGAATCTATAGAAAAAGAGGATGAATTTTGGCAAGATGTAGAGTAATCATTAAAGACGAAGTCAATGTTAAAATAGAAAATTTAGATCTTGACACACGAAAAGCCCTAGTTAAAAAATTCAAGTACGAAGATCCCACCGCAAGGTTCCGCCCTGCCTATAAATTAGGTCGTTGGGACGGTACCGTGAGCTTTTTTGGCCTCGGCGGAACAACTTATCTATCCATGTTGCCACAGATATTAGAGTATTTAGAAAATAAAAATTACGACATTGAATTAGACGATTACCGTACTTTTGTAGATCTTAAATTTTCCAAGATTTTTGGGGATTTTTGGGGAGAAAAGACATGGCCAGAAGGACACAGGTTTGCTGGACAACCTATCCGTTTGCGAGATGATCAGGTAGAAGTCATCAATAAATTTTTAGAAAATCCTCAGTGTATTCAAGAAATTGCCACAGGCTTTGGAAAAACAATAACCACCGCAACTTTGGCAAAAATCTGTGAAAAATATGGTAGAACAATAACCATTGTCCCAAATAAAAGTCTTGTAGAACAAACTGAAGAAGATTTTATAAACTGCGGACTTGATGTAGGTGTCTACTACGGAGATCGTAAAGATATCGGTAAAACTCATACAATAGCCACTTGGCAAAGTTTGAATATTTTAGAGAAAAAATCACACGACAATGACGAACTTTTAGATCTTGCTGAATTTTTAGATGGTGTTCAATGTGTTATGGTTGACGAAGTTCATATGGCCAAAGCAGAGGTACTAAAAAAATTACTAACACAAAACTTATCAAAGGCCTGTATACGTTGGGGACTATCGGGTACTGTTCCTAAAGAGGACTTTGAGTTTCAAAGCCTACGTGCTAGCCTAGGAGAAGTAGTACATCGTGTAGCCGCACATGAACTTCAAGAAAAAGGAGTCTTGGCTAATTGTCATGTTAATGTTATACAAACAGCAGAGTGGAAAGAATTCGGCAGTTACAAAGAAGAGTTAAAATATCTCGTGACAGATAGTGATAGAATGTGTTATATTAGTAAGTTGATCAGCGAAATCGCAGCTAGTGGTAATACTCTAGTTTTAGTTGATAGGATCGAAAGTGGCGAATTTATAACAGAGAAAATTGAAGGATCAGTCTTCATTTCAGGTAGAGTAAAAACAAAAGATCGTAAAGAAGAATATGATGAAGTTAAAACTGCTGATAACAAGATTATTGTGGCGACTTATGGTGTGGCCGCTGTGGGTATTAATATCCCTCGGATTTTTAATCTGGTTCTTTTGGAGCCCGGAAAGAGCTTTGTTAGAGTTATACAAAGCATTGGACGAGGTATTAGAAAGGCTGAAGATAAAGACCACGTAGAAATATGGGATCTTACAGCAAGCACCAAATATGCCAAAAGACATTTGACTGAGAGAAAAAAGTTTTATAAAAATGCCAAATATCCTTTTGAAATACAGAAAGTGAAATATATATAATGCAAATTTTAACCTTAGATAATCGAGCGTTTTATCTTAATGACTTACCTAAAGAAATAGAAGATGATATGAGGTTTTGTGTACTAGATAATAGTGATAATCAAAACCCTGATTATTTTTTTATACCTTTGATCTTTCTCGAAAGTTTTACTGGTCCTGCTGCTGTTCTTCAAGTAGGTCCTAATGAGATAACAATGCCTTTAGATTGGTCTACTATTGTAGGTGATCCCGAAGGACCAGAAATGGAGGTTTTACCTCTTACCAGTTTAAATGATCGAGGTTTTAAAACTTACTGTTTCAATCCGTTGAGCAGTTTTAAACCAGAATTTTTAGATATTGATATTATTGACATATATCAAGATGTTAAATGGTATTTTCCCAAAATAAGATCTGGACAACTCCTATGTACACCTTTACATCAAGGAGAAAAACCTATGTGTTCATATTTTGTCAAAGAGGTAAGTAGGCAAAGCGAAATAGTAGATTATACAAAGTGTTGGTAACTGATGAAACAGTGGCCCTATATTTTCGAAAGTCCAGACGGAGGAGAAACTATATACAGAAGACGTCAAGGTGAAACCGAAAGAGAATTATATCATATATCTCATAAGGCATTAGAAAAAATGAATGACCTAAAAGAAACACAACTGTGGCATGAAATTCGCCAGGCTGCTCAAACAGATGAAACTTTACAAAAAGCAATAGATCATGTTAAAATAATTTACTATATGAAGAAACAAGATGGCAGCAAAACTTGATATAAAACGTGAACTTCGAGCCGTTGATACTAGAGATTATGATTTCTATTCTAATCTTACAGACGAAGAAAAGAAAGCATTTAGTCCTTATATTTTGATGAGATATACGTCGAATGTCAACGGTGACCAAGATATACAAGAGTGGTTTATAGAAACCACAAATGAATATGTAAACAAACACCATTGGCTTTTAAGTAAGCATCATAAACCACTACTGTGGAAATTATTTGCAGGAACAGGTGCAGGAACAACTCTTTATCATCCCTATCTAGCAGCCAGCAAGAAAACAAAAACTGATAAATTCGAAAAACTTCTAGAAGAAGTTTATCCTACAAAGAAACTAGAAGAAATTAAATTAATTGCTTCCATGATGACAGACAAGGACAGACAAGATTTTTTTGATAAAATGGGTTTTGATAAAAAACAAAGGAAAGATTACGAGTGATTGCTCTAGTGGACCAACCGTTTGATTGTGTACATTGTGGTAAGAGTTTTATGAAAGAAAAAACTCTAATAGCTCACATGTGCGAAAACAAAAGGCGAATTTTACAAAGAGAAGAAAAAAGAGTGCAAGCTGGGTTTATGGCCTATAATAGATTTTATAGATTAACACAGAATTCTAAAAAAAATAAAACCTATGAAGATTTTTGTCAAAGCTCTTATTATAACGCATTTGTAAAATTTGGCAGTTTCATTAACAATGTTAATCCCTTATATCCAGATAAATTTGTGGACTATGTTATAAAGAGCGGAGCTAAATTAGATCATTGGTGTAGAGATGCCTTATATGAAAAATATCTTTTAGAAATGCTAAAGGTTGAACCTGTTGAATCTGCTGTACAAAGATCTTTACAAACAATGATGGAGTGGGCAGATAACAAAGAAGCTAACTTTGTTCATTATTTTTCATACGTTAATCTCAATCAAGCAGTACATGATGTAATGAACGGTAAAGTAAGTCCGTGGATTATACTTAACTCAACCTCGGGAAAAATCATGATATCTAAATTTAGCGATGATCAGCTTGCTCTTGTGGCTACAGTTGTTGATGTTGCTTATTGGTTTCGTAAGTTTAAAGAACATCCTGCAGATGTAGCACTTGTAGAAGAAATATGTAGAGAAACCGGTATCGAATGACCAATGTAAAGGTAATCGACGTTTCCGCGAATAGAATTATGGAAATAGTTAGAGAACTTAGAAAAGAAAATATTAATTTTACATTTTCCTATACACCAGGAAATTATGATTATGAATACGGACAGATTCCTAATCATACAATTTTTACATTTGCTGAAGCTAAAGATGCTACATATTTTATATTGAAATGGAACCTATTATGAATACTACAAAAACACGCTATGAAGGTATGCGCCCTAAAAAATGGGGGCATGAATTAATATGGGCTACTAATAATCTGTATTGTGGTAAACTTATGAAGTTTAATACAGGTGCAAAATTTAGTATGCATTTTCACGCAGAAAAAGACGAGACTTGGTACGTGTTAGAAGGTTCATTCATTGTAAAATATATTGATACAAAAACTGCTCAAACTCATTCTAAAGAACTGCTTGTTGGTGATACGTGGCACAATCCTCCACATCTACCTCACCAACTTATTTGTCTAGAAGAAGGTACAATTATTGAAGTCAGCACACCTGATTGTGAAGAGGACAATTACAGAGTAGCACCCGGAGATAATCAAATATGAAAAAAATTGTTGTAAACGGAACATTTGATATTCTACATTTAGGTCATTTAAATTTGCTTAGACAAGCTAAATCTTATGTAGATTCATTTGTTTATGTTTTAATTGATAGCGACCGCAGAGTAAAACATTTGAAAGGACCAAATA